TATGGTTGCCAGGTTAACCACCTCTCCTGAGGCCATGAAAGAAAACCCGGAACGCCTGTTCTTAAGGTAACACATCCCATAGGATCGTGGATCTGCCTTACAAGCTTCCCAGAAAATAAAGAATAATCTATTTGATTCTCTAAAGTCTGGTGCCCCAACGTCAATTTTACTCCACTGCAAGTACATGTAATGAGTCCCAGTAATATAAGTAGGAACGTCTTTGTTATAAAACCAAAAACCTTCTTCCCTAATTGTGAACTCGTTATCAATGTAATCATACCATCTTTCCTTAAAATCTTCTGGATATTGTTTAAAATCATAAACACTTTTTATTTTACTTAGTACTTTAGGATATTCAAACTTAGTCCATTTTTTATTTTTAAACTTATGTATATTTTTAGCTTTAGGTAAAGCTATTTTAAGATTTTGTATTTCATATATTTCACCTATTGTACCATCTTTGCTAATAACAACCATATCATGTTGTTCATTATAACCATACTCCCATTTTTTATTTTTATTATATTTACTAAGAGTACTAGGTGTTATATAATTTTCTAATATTGTATATAGTTCTTGCTTGTACATTATTTAGACCTCCCTTCTGCAAAACCTTTAAAGCTTGTTTTCTTTTTTTCTTCAACCTTTGGTTTATCTTCTAACATATTTTTTTCTTCTTCAATACGATTAAGTATTTCAAATGCATCAAATATAGCTAGTTTTTTTGTAGCTGCAGCATTTTTAAGTCTGTCTGCGGAAATATCAGGACCATAATCTATAATAGGTTCTTTAGCAACTTTGATTAACTCTTTTACTGCTACTTGCCCAGCTTGGATTATATTCTTCTTCGTTTCCTTTGTGCTCATATTTAATTACAATATCATTTGATTCCATACAATATAAACGTTTACCTTCTATTAAAAACTGCCAATTTCTATTTGGTTTAAAACCTACTAAATCTCCTTCGTTTATATTATTATTTTTTAAACTAGAATTACTATATTTTAGTATGCCTTTTAGTTTTTGTTCTTTATTAGTAGTTAAATCGCTTTTATCTTTTATTGGTTGAACAAAACATCTTTCATTAAAAGTATTCCAACCTTTTTTATTTTTATACAAATATATTTGATCTAAAGCCACAAAATATAAATTATCTTTAAACCAAGATCTACTAACTTTCTTTTCACCTTTCATATTGTAAAAGGTTCTAAATACATTTTGATGTATTACAATAGTATCACCTTTTTTTATATCTGTTTTAAAAGCTAAAGGTGTTTCAATTACTTTAGCTAATCTATTTACAAAAGTCCATGATTCAATTTTAGTATTAACAATAAGCTTTTTATCACCTACTTTTATTTCATTATTGTATTTATCACCTAAAGGTTCTACAATAAAATCGTATAAACTTTTCATTAATACTCTAAATCATATTCAACTGATATAGCCATGTTAGAATTAAATTTTTTCCATGGTAATACTTCATCAGCTTTCTTTATATAAATGTTATAAGAATTATCTGAAGGTTCAAACAGAATATGGGATATTTCATGACCGCCATAAACCTGTTGTCCTATAGAATAATGCATTGCATCGTTTTTATAATCTGATCCAATACTTATCTTTCTGATATTATTATTCATCTTTATTTTCTATAGGTTGCATAGTGCCATCTTCTAAATTAATATTTACAGCGCCATACTCTTCTTCTAATTCTTTTTTAGTACTTTCTATTTCTTGACTAATTTTTTCTACTCTACTAGCCAGGTTTTGTATATCAATTTGTCTAATACCTATTTGTATTAAAGATTGATTTAATCTACGTTGTTGATCATTAACTTTTTCAAGTTGATCATTAGTTAATTTTTTAACTTCCATTTTATTTTAATTTAATTTAATTAATATCTATTTAAATAGTTACACTATTTTTTCAAAAGTTACTTCAATTGGTCTATTACCTGAAGCTGATGGAAATGGATTTATACCACCTATTGTAAATTCAACCTCAACTTGTATAGTGTCTCCACCTCCACAAACCTGAATTAGTTCACCGTAAAATATTTTATCTCCGGAAAGTTCAGTTGATTTTTGATCAATAACATCTATTTTAGCTCCACCTGTAGCTGTACCTTCTAATGATACTCTCATTTCTACTTGACTTGTTTGATCAAACCAGTGTTGACAAGTTCTAATCTTCCAAGTACCTCCACCATTAGCGCCTAAAGTAAACGTTGCTACTTGACCTGCTGTTCCACCTGGAGTATTAGTACATGTCCACACATAATTTGAAACTGTTGTACCAGCTGGTAAATTAGTAGATTCTACTAATGGTGTAGGGTCAAAAGGTAAATAACTCGCAGTAGCGCTTAACCAATTAGTATAAGCTACAGGATTACCATTTGTCCACACAAATGATTGAACTGCATTGTAACCATCAACCCACTCAACTCCTCCAGTCTGTGCTACTAATACTTTTCCAATTTGACCTGCAGTACCTGTTGTATCTATAATAGCATCGTCAAATCTAACTGTATCACTAAAAAGAGCTGCGGCACCAAATTGAGAATCACCACTTACATCCAAGTTAAATTGAGGAGGAGATGCTGGTGTAAAACCACCAATACCAACTTGACCAAAAGCACTAATGTAGAAATTTGTTTGAATAGCCCCAGCGTCATTAGCATTTTGAAAAATTAGATCTTGGCCCGCTGGATTTGCAGTACTATCTAATGTAAATATTTTAGCTGCAATAACTGCAGTAGTAGTATCATCAACACCATTAAATACTACAGCTTGACTACCTACACTTGGACCAGCTCCTGTAGCTGCTAAATTTAAATCACCTGTTAACTTTTCAGAAGCTCCAGCTGTTAAAGGTAGATAAGGTCCACCTGATAATGTTATTAAACTAGAAGCTAGATTAGCAGGTGTAATTCTAGTGTTAACTGCTCCTGCATATCCTACTATATCATCAAAGTTTGCTATGTCTGCTTCTGCGGTAAATTGTGAAAATTTTATATTTGCCATTTTATTATTTTATTCTCTGATCATTAAATCAGCATTGTTTTCTGTTAACATTTGGTCTACTCCATTTTCTAATATAATGAAGTTTGTTATAGGTCCAGATCCGCCACTACCTTGAGTTATTGGTATTGCGTCAACTGCGAGTGCTAGTGCTAATGATAAAGGTGATCCCATTTTATCTTAATGCTAATATATCTGCAGCTGATGTTCCAGAATCAAATACTCTTATTACTTGTAGAGGAACATATGAATTATTACCTACATTTTTTAAATCTACAGCCTCTTGACTACCTGCAGGTATAACTCTTAAATCGCCTGCTGTTCCTACAAATAAGCTAAAACCTTCTTGACCTTGCTTATTATTTACTTTACCACCATTACCTCTATATATATCAAAAGCAGCTGTTCCACCTAATCCTGGTGCAGATAAAGTTAAAGTATCTTCTCCAGTTACTTCTATTACTTGAGCTATAGTTCCAGTACTTGGTTCATATACTACATCTCCTCCAGCTACTTTATTAGAATATCCTGTTCCTCCAGGATTTACTTCTCCTGTAATAAAGTTACCGGTACCTGGATTTACTACTAAGTTTACACCAGCACCGGTATTAGTGCCGCTCTTATAAACACCAGGCTCTGGTATATTTATATCGTCATTAGGTACGACTATTACCGCTTGTGTTGGTTGATTACTTGCCATTTTTATTGTTTTTGTTTAAATATACTTGTTGCTTTTTCTGTTGTACGTCCGCCAAAATAGGCTAATACTACCGCCATCATTACTTTTTCAAATGTATCATTCCATGTTGAATGTATATTGAAAGGTATTGTTTCAACGCTGTCTAATATACCAGCAAATGAAAAAATAACTATACACCATATTAATATTAATGGACGTACATTTTTAGACATCCAAGAATCAGACATTGAATCTGCTTGCCATCTTGATGTAATAGCTTCTATTTCTTTATTTTGTTGATCAAATATTAACTGTTGTAGTTTTATTTTATCTTCATTAGGCGCATCAGATTTAGTTATTTCTGCAATAGCTTCTTGTGGTGAACTTACGCCTTTTAATACATTACCTAATGTAGGATTTATTACAGACGTAGCGCCTAACAATAATTGACCTACAGTAGTATCTTTAAATTTTTTCTTACTCATGATTTTTTATATGCCTCTGCTTCCCATGGAAGATTTTTGGCGCCTTCCTTCATTTTACTTCTTGGATAAACTTTTCCTTTCCAATATACATTTTCATCATCATAATTTAAATCACCACGCTTCATTTGATCGATGTGCACCATTTCATGATCAATAACATCTTGTATTTTTGACGGGCTAACATCTTTGTTTATGATAATAGTTAAATTATTATTAGCTTTACCCATTACGCCATCTTCCATATCAACATGATATACTGGAGTATTATCTATTTTATATGGTGGATTTGTTAATTTAAAAGCCATAATTATTTTTTATAAGGAAATATTTTATTTAACGCATCTCTACGTTTACCGCACCCGCAGCCACCGGGTATAGCATCAGCTAATTTTTTAATCCCGGTAGCTTTGGTGAAGTTTTCAATTGTGTCCCCTAATCCTTTAGGTTTCATGTTATTTAGCTAATTTCAAAATCTTTCCAGTATACTCTTAAATTTTGATCGTAACTAGCATTTGGATCTAAACTATCTTGTGGTAATACCACATTAGCTTTTATTCCACCTGGATTACCTATTATAGCTTTGTTAACTGCTTGCTTCATTAACGCAAGATAACCAGCGCCTGATGAAGGGTTAACTGGAGTAACCGCATCAGCATCTGTAGAACATGTTGCAATAACTGTGTTACCACCTGTTAATTTCAAAGTAACTTGATACTCAGGGCTAGGGCCTGGACCACTAGCTGCAGCTTTTACAGTTAAAATATTATCCGCATTCACCAAATTATCTCCGTCTAATTCTGGAGCTGGAGCGTTTGGACCTATTGCAAACCCATTTGTCACTTTAAAGTTTATAAATTTTGCCATTTTGTTTTTTGTTTTTTTATTATTAATTATTTTTTAGTGATTTTCAGTTTACTCTGTTTATTTTTTATTTTTTTTCGCCATTGCTTCTTCTATTTTCTTTTGTCTATTGGCTTCATAATCAGACATTTCACCATCACCATCTAAATCTCCTGGTCCTGCTTTATGAAAAGGTGTGTGCATTTTTGGTGCAGCGCCAGCATCTTCCATTAAGTTTTTATGACCAGCAGCTGGATATTTTTTAGATACTCCATCATAGTTCATGTGCATTCCTTCTTTCATTTCTGGACCTCCTTCGTGTCCATCTTTTAATGGTGACATACTTGATTTAAAATGTTTTGCAATCCATGGTCTTCCACCGCTAGCGTCTTTTGCAACTGGGTTGTCATGTAGCAAATCATACTTTTCTTGTTTTGCGGATTCCATACTAGGTCCGTCTTGATTTCCGTAAGGCATAATTTTAATTTTTAATTGTTATTTATCTCCCATGCAGTGCTTCTGCGGTGCTGCATTTCTTTTTTCTTCTTTTTTCTTTTCTTTCTCCATTTTATCTGACTTCATTTCATAGTAAATATCTTGAGCGTCTCCTTGAGTTCTCTTTGCTTTTCTTTCAGCTTGTTTTCTCATATGCTCATCAGTATGTGCGTGCAAAGCACTCATTCTAGGCTGACCTTGATCAGTGTAAACTAATTTACCTTTTCCATGAGGATGCTCATGTTCTTGTTTTCTACCACTAGATCCTGCTGGATGTGTAGCTGGTGAATGATGTTTTTTATCATACTTGATGTCGCCTGCTAATTTAGAAATATGCTTTTCATCAGCAGTCATATTCTCATCATTATGCCCGTGTTTAGCGTCATAATTAATATCTCTTTTTAAATAATCAATATGAGCCGCATCGTCTTTGACGGCGTCATCATAATTTTTACTAGTAACTCTTGTATGGGCGTGGTCTCTTGACCATTTTGCGTTACCGGTATATTCGCCCCAATGTCCTTTGTGTCCCATTTTTTTATTTTTAATTTTTAAAACATTCCTGAAATTTTATCTTTAGTCAGAAAATCACCAAACTGTGTGCTAACACCATCACTACTTGCTGCTGCATCATCTGCTACGCCAGGTCCTATTTTACCTTTACCAGCGCCTTCTATTGAACCTCCAATCGCGTTACCTACTTTCTTTAAAGTTTTACCTATTTTTTCATTCATATCAGCGGTGCTAACATAATAACCACCTTCAATATCACCACCACCTACATAACCACCAGTATAACTAGGTTTAGTAATTTCACCACCAACATTGTTAAGCGCTGACATTTCTGGAGCGCCCTCACCTATAATAACACCTACTTTACCTGGGTATTCTTGCTCTCTAATAGCTTTATCAGTCTTAGATTGAGTAGCGTGCATAAGTTTTTTTTCAGACTCCGACATAGGAGTTTCTTTTGGCTCTTCTTTTTTTACAGGCTTAGTCGGCTTTTCAACATTATTTTTGAAAGGAGATTTATCAAGAAACTTATCGTAAAATTGTGATATTCCGTGCATGATTTAACTATTTGCGTGATATGCGGCTAGTGCTTTTTCAGCTTCAGCTTCAGAGTTGAAACCATCTCTCCATATACCACCTTTTTTATTATTTAAAATTGCCCATTTACCACCTCGTTTAACTATACAACCTGAACCACCTTCAGATTTAGCACAACCTTTACCAGCTTGAAAAAATGGACTTCCATATTGTGTATACATATTTTTAGTTTTTATGTGAGCAGCATCTTTTAGTAACTGGTTCTGGTCCTCCATAAGGAACGCCATCAGTTTTTAAATGCATACCGGTTATTCCTGAACTTGATCCAGTTCCGTGTAGTCTACCTTTTTGGCTTAATGGTCCGTCCCATATATGCGACTCACCTACTATACCAACTTTACCTTTACCCATACGCTCTGCATGTGGATCATGTATTATACTTTTGTGTTCTGACATAATTTATTTCTTTTTTTGTTTATGACCTAAATATTTTCTTGTATCGTAATTTTCAGCGCCTTCATCTAAAGATTTTTGAATTCTTGGATCTACTTTATTTGCAAATGCTGAACCAGCGCCTGCAGCTATACTTCCCATTTGACTTATTGGGTCAAAGTTACCAAACATATCTGGATCACCTTGAACTGCATCTGCTGTTGCTTCATTGCTACCTCCACCATACATAGGTTTAGTATCAACAGGATTTGATAACGCGTTTTGTCTAGCTCTTCTTCTAGCTGCTTTACGAGCAAGTGTTCCCATCATTACATTACCCATTATATCACCTGGTCCACTAAATGCAGGAAATAATCCACCACCAATTCTATTACCTGGACCAAAACCTTGAAAACCACCAACATTATTAGCATAATTACTCATAGCATTAGCATTAGTTAAAGAATTTATAGAAGGATTATTAGCCATACCTCCAAATATTGATCTTGGAGTTCCTATGCCTAATGCACCGTAATTTCCACCTCCTCTTAATAGAGAGCCTATTAGTCCAGCTAAATTCATCTTGTTTTATCTTTGTTTAAGTTATAAATAGCTTTTGTCATTACTTTATCCATATACGATGTGCCAGTTATTATTTTATTTCTACTAGCTACATTTATGTCTTCTTGACCAAGCATTATTCTATATATACGTTTTATTAACTGTTTACCTTTAAATGAAACTTTGTATATATTATATTTTTGTGTAGTTCTATTTCTATTACGCCATACAACTACCCAATCATTTTGTATTAATTTATTCCAACGTCTATTATTCCAGCTATACGTATAAGTTCCAGCTTTAAAATCTTTTATTGTAAATAAATCAATACAATCAAGATATATTAACAACTCTAAATCACTATCAGTTAAATCATTATTTTTACACGCCCATTTACGTATTATGCGATAGTGTTTCATTAAGTTTAAATCCTTAATATCTTGAGCACTTAATCTCATAACACTATAACAATATCTTGAGCTTTTATAACACGATAAGTTGTTTTATCTATTTCTATCTTATGACCAGCATGTCTATCAAAATAAATAATATCTTTTTCTTTCAATCCTTTTACTTCGTCGCCTACTGAAACAATACTTGCTTCTATATACCTTATATCTTCACGCTGGTTTTCTGCAAGAAGTAAACCACCTTTTGTTTTAGTAGTACCTTCTTTTGTTACATTTATTATTAAATTTCTACCTACTGCTTTCATCAACTCTAATATTATTAATTACACAATCAGTTGATAAAATAGTAGTAGCTACTGAAGCTGCATTTTGAAGAGCGCTTTTAGTTACTAACAATGGATCGATAATACCATTGTCAATCATTTGTACCATATCTCCTGTAACAACGTCAATACCAAAACCTTCTCTGACTATTGGTATTTTATTTTCAATACCAGCATTTTCTAGTATCGTTTCATACGGAGCATGTATAGCTTTAAACAGTACTTCTTCGCCTAAACCTTTATGATCTATGTTTGATGCTGCATTAAGTAAAGCTACACCGCCACCGGGAACTATTCCTTCTTTTATTGCAGCTTTAGTAGCACATATAGCATCTTCAACTCTATCTTGTTTTTCTTTTAATTCAATATCAGAGTTGGCGCCTATTTTTACTATTGCTATTTTAGCAGCTAACATAGCTAATCTTTTTTCTAGTTTAACTACTTCGTTTGCTGTATTCTTTTTATTTAATTTATTTTTAATTTCATTTATTACTTCTTTTACTTCATCAGAAGTATCTTTTACTTGTAATATAGTTTCGTTTTCAGTTGTAATACTTTTAATACAATTACCTAAATACTCAACTTTAATTAAATCTAAATCATCACCTAGATCTTCATTTATAATTGTAGCGCCTGTTAATAAAGATAAATCATCAAGCAATTGTTTTCTATTTACTCCAAATGTTGGAGCGTCAACTACATTGATTTTAATATTACCTTTTATTTTATTCATAGCTAGAGCCGATAAAACACCTTTTTCTAAATCGCCTATAACAAGCAAAGGTTTATTGTTTTTTATTACGTACTCTAGCACTGTTTGAATTTGTCTTATTGAATCAACCTTAGACTCTATTAACAGTACTAACGGATTATCTAGTTCCGCCGATTGACTTTGAGCATTAGTAATAAAATGCCTATTTGTCAAACCTTTATCATATTGTGCACCTTCAACAATTTTTATTTCTGTTTTACCAACAGCTGAAGGTTCCATCATTACTACTCCTGTAAGATCTACAGCTCTAAATGCATCAGCAATTAATTTACCTAGTTCTGCATCATTATTTGTTGATATTGTAGCAACGTGATCAATCATATCTCCTTCTACTGAAACAGATATAGATTCTAAATATTTTATAACTTTTTCAACAGCGCTGTTTATTTCTTGTTTTAAACTTCTTGAATTAGTTTTATCAACAACTTTATAAGCTTCTTGTAATATAGCATGTGCTAATATAGTAGCTGTGGTAGTACCATCACCAGCTTGTTGAACTGTTTTACGCGCAGCTTCTTTTAATAAAGTTGCACCCATGTTTTCTACAGGATCTAACAAAACTATTGAATTTGCTACAGTTACACCGTCTTTAGTTATAACAGGATTACCTTGAGCATCTTCTAATAAAACACACTTACCGCTAGCTCCTAATGTGGAGCTAACAGCTTGTGTAAGTTTTGTTATACCTTTAAATACTTCTTCTCTGGCATTATTGCCAAAGTTAAGATTTTTAACTATCATTTGATTTAATTTAATTTAATTATTATTTATTCAAAGGTTTTCACGACTTTAGGACCTTTTAAGAAATCTACTTTTTTAGCATAGTGTTCTACTGAACCATCAATAGCTTGCTCTGCTCCTTCAATAGTTTCACGTCTTGTAACGTCGTGCCAAGTCTCATCTTCTGGGTCTTGGTATTCAGTTTGATAAAAACCGTTAGGTAATTGGGTTATCCTCCAGTTTTTCTTTTCTGCGAGGTGTTTCCAAAGGTTAATGG